GGATCACCTATCTCAGTTAAAGACCGAAGCGCCTCACTGTGGGTCTCGGCTCTCGACTTTCCTACAAGCCGTGATGTTATACAACCGAAATACTTTGACAATGGCTTTGTCGCGGCTGGACAGCACCCACCGTTTATCCCTGATAGAGAGATCGCAGAGTGGAGGGTGTCTGATCAGGTTCTGAAATTGAAGAACGGTTCTATTATAGGATTTAAGTCTGCGGAGACTGGCCGAAAGAAGTATCAAGGAGCTGAGAAAGATGCAGTCCACTTCGACGAAGAGCACGACGAAGGTATTGTTGAGGAATGTGCGATACGAGTGGGCGCGAGACGATTGCGTACTTTCCATACTATCACCATCCTACCACCCGAAGGGCAAATCGGAGGAGTGTCGTGGGTGTTCCCTAAGATCCTGGTGCCATTTCAATCGGGTGACTTGAAACACGCGATGGTGTTTGGGGCCTCTATCTATGACAACCCCCACATTGATCGGGAGGAAATAGCCCGACTGGAGGCCATCTATCCCCCAGGCTCCCCAGCTCGGAGAATTAGGCTCGAGGGGGAATGGCTTCCAGGGATGGCTGGTGCTCGTGCTTATCCTTCCTTCAACCGACAACTGAACGTGAAGGAGCAGCCAGAAATCTCCCTACGTCGACCTCTAGCGTGGATTTGGGACTTCAACGTTGAGCCTATGGTCTCTTTGATCGGCCAACGCGAATCATCTGGGCTATTCCGTGTACATAGGGAACTGGTTCTGAGTGAAGGTTCCATCCCAGATATGTGTCAGATGTTCTATGACGTACATACCCAGCATTATGCCGAAATCTGGGTTCATGGAGATGCCACTGGTAAGGCCCGGCATTCTCAATCAAACCGTACTAACTATTCTGTTATAGCCAATGAGATGAGACACTATGGCGCACCTTTGCGAATGAAAGTTCCGGAGTCAAACCCTCCAGTACCAGATCGAGTAAACGCCTTGAATTTAGCGTGTCGATCAGCAGAGGCCCAAATCAACCTTGAATTAGATCCACAGTGTGTAGAGCTAATCGCAGATATGGAGCAGGTATTAAGAGATGGGAGAGGTGGAATCAAGAAGACCTACAACGCCCGTGATCCATATTTTCAACGGACCCATACTTCAGACGCTTTGGGTTACTGGATCTCTTATGAGGCACCAATCCGTGCGTTACGAATGGCGACTAAGCTTGGCCGAAAAATTCCCCGTCCAACATATCGTTTCAGAGCCAGTTAACGACAACTATTGGTCGGATACACCCGATGTCGAGTAATCCAATTGACGATCCGGCTCTCTACCATGTAAGCTCAAAATTGCAAGAGCCGAACAACAGCGAGGTTAGATGTAGAGCTTGTGGAACACCCTTAGACCCTGGAGCACATCGAAGAATTGGGGTTTGTAAACAGTGTGTTCAACGCTCCACTGATCAGGCCGCACTCAAAATTCCGAGGATGAGTTATGGTAGAAGCCGCCGCTAAGAAGCCTGGTGCCGATATACACCCTGATCCTAACGGCCCCTCTTTAATCAATCTCACATTGGGCTATAAGAAAGAAGCCGAAGATGCGCGGAAGCGCCGTCTAGAGCTTAACAAGATAAATGTTGATGCTTATATGGGTCTGCAAGATTGGACTCATAAGCAAGACGGACAATCTGCTGAATTTGTTCCCAAAGTTGCTACTTCGGTAGAGCAGTTTGCCGCCCTCATTCAGAGGGGAATGACCTCCTTCGGAGATTGGTTTCAGGTTGAGATGGGCCGCGGTGTCCAGTTGCCGATCGCACCCGAGGAGGTGCGGGCGCTCCTTATGTGCTACTTCTCTTCTATCCCCACCGGACAGGATGAGAAGACGATCGCACTGGACACCGTTCTTTCCAACGCTTCCAAGGTTGGGCTTCTTGAATCAACAATCATACTAAAAGTTCATGGCCGGCAGGTGACTGAGAGACGGTTCTTTGTTGAACGTGGCGAACCTGCGTTTAATATTGAGACAGAGGAATTCGAACCTCCCTCCGAATCCCTTGGTACTCAAGAGTTCTCCTCTTGGCGCCTGCTGGTTGACCTCATTGCTGCAGAAGACTTCTATCAAGATCCTTCTGGAGCTGGCCTTTATGAGATTCATCGGGTAGAGGTAGATTGGAGTCGGGCTGAGGAATTGGCTGAACAGGGTATATATGATAAAAATGCCTTAATGACTCTCAAAGGTGTAGATACCCACAAAGAGCATGAGCACAAACGGGCAGAGACGCGGAGAGGCCAATCTGAAAATGACCCTCCAGGATTTCGTAAGAAGATTGTCATAGATGAGTGCTGGGGCACTGTCTTGAATGAGGACGGCCAAGCAGTTAAGAAGAATCAGAGGTGGGCAATTGGCAATGATCGGGTTGTACTCCGTAAACCCGAGGACAATCCTTTTTGGCACCAAGAAAGCCCCTTCATTGTTCATCCCTTGATCAATGTCCCCTTCAGCACATGGCACAAAGCCATCTATGATCATGCTAGCCCTCTTAACCTGGCCATAAACGAGATGTTCAACCTCATCTTAGATGGTGGTTTAGCAGCAGTTTGGGGTATCAAACAGTTGAGGGCCTTTGCACTGGATGATTCCTCTGACGTATCGGGCGGCATTCCTCAGGGCTCCACCTTAGTGGTGAATGAAACGTTGCCAGCGAATGCAAAAGTGCTGGAAACTGTCACAGAGGGCCAAGTCCCTCAGGATGCTCTACAAACCCTTGGAGTATTGATTAGAGAGTTTCAGGAAGCCGCCCTGACCAATGAAATCGCCCTTGGACAGGTATCGGCAAAGCAGGTGAAAGCTACAGAGATTGTCGCTTCCCAACAGTCAAGGGCCGTAACATTAGATGGCATAATCGGCAATCTGGAGACGGGTTTAATAGATCAACTCATCCGAAAGAGCTGGATGCTCCTAATGCAGAATGCCGACGATCTCGATAGTCAGATGGTAGTAGATGCTATTGGTACCAGATCTGCTCTCCTTCTAAGTCAGATGAGTGCCCCTGAACGCTTTGCCCAATTTGCCTCCTCTTGCTCTTTCACTGCTCGAGGATTATCTGCAGTCTTGGCGAAGTCTCAGGACTTCCAAAAATCTATGGCCCTCTTACAGGCTGTAACAGTGAATCCATTACTATTCCAGGCCTTTATGAAACGCTTCTCAGGTAACAAAGCCTTGAGCACCTTGATGAAGCTCCTCAATATTGATCCACGCTCACTTGAGAAGGATCAGGAAGAGCAGCAGACTGCCGAAGCTGATGCCGCCGAAATCCCGGGGATTGCTCAAATTTTGAACGGCGGTCCTGGTGTTGCGGGTGGGCAGGAGGGCTCTCCAAGGGTCTCTGCAGAAGACACAGGAGATGCTAGTCTCCCAAGTGAGATAAATCAGGCTGGTAATCCTCTAACAGGATTGGTAGGATAATATGACAGATAAACCTAAACGTCGTGAACCTGCTTTTGATGATAGCGCAGAAAAAATTGAGCAGCAGGTGCAGCGAAACCTGCTAAGGCCACCTCCTACCAACAAAGAGCTGAAAGCGGCCATTAAGAGTAAGACGCCTGTAACGGATTTGATGCGAAAGCTCCGAGGTCGTTGATCCCATACTATGGAAGCATTTGGGAAGACGATTTCGCCAGGTAGTAGGGTAGGGCTAGGATAATGGTTAGACGTCTATTCCGTGGCCAACCTACCTTGGAACAAGCCCTAGGTCCGCCTCTTGGCGGCGGGGGGAACCAGGTTCCGGGTGGGTTCAATCCAGCTGCGTTGCGTCCCCCCGTTCCGTTCAAAGAGCCCCCTGTTACACTACAGGGTATTCGTCTGTCAAATCCCGGTACTACATCTGTGCCGTTCAATCAGATGCAATTTCCTGCACCTGTGGGTCTCATTCAAGGTGGGCCACCTGGAACAGTACCTGTTGGACAGGTTGTAGATCCTGCAGACCCTATAGGGGCTCCTGGAGCTGATCCTGAGCAGAAGATACAAGGGCTCATAAAATTTGATCCTGGAGTTTCTATGGGTCAGGGTGTCGTGGGGTTGACGAACACTCTAAAGACCCAGGGATATAGGGCTAATATAGTTCCTCGAAGTAATGAAGGAGAGAAGGATACTATACTTTTTGATACCTCTTTCCGTGATCATAAGTTTAGAAAGCTTCCCACTATCAATATAGAAATTCCTGGTCAGGGCATGACTGACTATGTAACAAAACTAACCTATGGGAAGCTTTCCAAACTTTTCCTGTCTGTGAAGATTCCCGCCCCTGATTTAAGAAGTTCGTTACAAATAGCCCACATCATGTCCAAAGCTCGGGCTGGGTCTACGGGTAAGAGTGTACTATTTGATGGGCCAAGTCTTGCTAAGGTTATAACTATGGGGCAATCCCATAAGGGTGCGGCTCTCAATAAGTTTAGTAGTGATGATGCTTTTGCTCATCAAGTCTCTACAAGTTTGAACGTAAATCTCATGGACCTGTATGCGGCTCAAATGGAGCATTCAGAGGTTTTGGACCTCCTAGCGAGTAACAATGCTCGACTAAAAACCGCAGTAGACATGATAAAGGATATGCCCTCTGTTCATGGAGATGTTGCACTGCCATTGGTGAAGGCCGCGGCTGTAATGAACACAAGTATGGTTGGAGAATCTCGTCATTTTGGGTTAGCCCAGCTAGGTAGCCCCCAAATGACTGAGGCGCTTGATCAATTCTTCTCTAATTTCCCCGATCTCCAGTTTGATCCCGAGGACGCTACGACAGCCCGGCTTAAATTTAGTAGAAGCTTTACCCATAATCAGAAAGATGCCTTGACTTCAGCTCAGAAGTTTAACAAAACCCGTACGCGCCCCGGTGTGAAGCTGACTCGTGCTCAGCGGAAGGGGGATCCAGCCCATGAGTTGCAGGCTGGTCGTAGAATGCGGGGGAGAGGGAGGACTCAAGAACTTTATCACGGGACTCTCGCGGCGTCTCAGGTTCAAGAGGAGGGACTCACAAAAGGCCATAGTTACGAGTTGAACATACCGGGCTCTTCAGTATCTGGTGCACCAGATGTATCCACGACGAATTTTGGTCAGGGAGATGCCCTTAAGCATGTTCTGATTGTGGAACTCCCTGCGGTGACGCAAGGCCAAATTATTAATTTGAAACCCTCTGATTATGGCGCCTTCGATCAGGAGCTTTTGCGCCAGTTGGATCCCATTGGATATGGTAAGTCTCAATCTTTCCATCATGAGTATGAGATATTCTTGACTAAGAGCGGTCGAAAGGGGGTTGTGATCCGTAGGCCGACTGATGAGGAGCTGAGAATAATTGAGCAGATTACTGAACAGTCAGTCGAGGAGTATCAACGAGTGCGCGGCGCTGTAGACGGTCTAGGATCAGACTCATTCATATCTGCTATTGACCGAGCTCTATCCTACAAAACAAACCAGCCCACAGGGACCGCAAAGTTCTTTGCTGACGAACCAGAAGCTCTGAACGGCACTCCTTCTAAGGTCTTCCACGCATTGAATGCCGCAAACAGGACTCCCTCAAGAGCATCTAGGTCTAGATTGTGGAAGGTGATTCGCCAGAATCTCCGCCGCATAGAGGTCAGGGAGATTGTTGATGGCTCTCATGAGAACACTGTAGCCAGTAGTCTATGGACTGAGCAGTATAGAAGCGCCCTTCAGGGATTGGCTCAAATAGCAGAGCGGGTCAGTATGAACTGGGCAGATATAGAAACAGGGGTACTAGAACTTGTTGAACTTCGACAGTCCGGCGGCCGGCCGCTCTCCTCGTTCCTCGATCCAACCGCATCCCAGCT